GTTTCTCTTATTTAAGCTGCACCTACAACTTCATTGAAACTTACACCTGTACGTACTGCAACAAAGTTAAGTTGAATAAAGTTGATAGAACGAGCAGGTTTAATGTAAATGTCACCAACAAATTCATTACGGTCAATAACTTCTCCTGTGTTGTTTGTGTCATCGCAGACTACACGGAAGTCAGTGATACCACGGCGACCTTGAACGTCACGCAGGAATGGCTCAACTAGAGCAACAAACTGAGCACGTGTGAACTGATCATTGAATTCAAACAGTGAGAAACGTGCTGCACGTGAGATTGCTTTCTCAAGTGTGATGAACAGACGGCGTACATTGATACGATCAAATGCACTTGGCTTGCTCAACAGAGTTTTATCTCCGTACAGAACTGTGCCTTCACCTGGGAACGAAACGACAGGGTTTACACCAACTTGGTACAGATCATCACGATTTGCTTTTGTTGGATTCCATGAAAGTTTGATTACGTTCTTGATTTGACCACGATTGAAACCGCCAGGTGAGAACCAAGGATCACGTTCGTTGTCGGTACGTACACACAGACCCGCAATGTCACCGTTCAGAGGAATCCAACGATAAACATCTGAGTATTTGTCGTACTGATATTTGTAACCTGAGTCTAAGAATGCATAAGAAGATGAAGTCAGACCATTACGGAATGCTTTGATATCTGTAACTTCATTGCCTGCATTGTCAACACAGTCTGCTTTTTCTGGAGAGATAAACGCTACGCAATCTTTACGTGATTCTGCAATGTTGCTGATAACATATGAAGCAACCGTGCTATTACCTGTACCAGTTACGAGTAATGATACATCTACAGATTCAGCATTCTTAAATGAATCCCAACCTGTTGTAACGTTTGCTGTGCCTGATGTACCTACTGTACCTGCTGACAATGAGTTAGCAGAGTTACTTGTAAACAATTTGAATGCAGATGTATTAGCAACTGATCCCCATGCAGTACCAGTACCTAGATTAGTTGGATGTGACAGTGACCAAATATACTGTGACTGTTTATTAACAACATCTTTATAATAGTTTGAATTGCCGCTGTCATCTTTAGCATCAGATGCTTTAGAAACAAATGCGTATTTTTCTAAGACTGTGCCAGATGTACCTGTCCACAGACCATCTTCGTCAACAACAACAATATGAACTTCGTCGTTAGCACCGCCACGGCTTGCTACGTATGATGATGTATTTGGTGTTGCACTAAACTGTGATGCATATGTCCACACATTCCATGTGTTTGCATCTGCCATAGAAACTCTTAGACTATTACCTAATGAACCAGCATAACGTGCTGCCCAACCACCTGTATCACCGTATGCACCAGCAGCATAGCTTGAATGGTTGTCATTGTAATCATCTTCATTTTTGATTAGTAAACCTGTGCCGTTCGATGTTGCATTTAATGCGCCGACGCCTTGAGTACGAACGATTTTTAGATTATTTCCGTAAGCCAGGAAGTTCGCAGCAGAGAACCAATATTCATAATTATCGCTATCTGGTTTGCCGAATGTGTTCACAAGACGAACTTCATCGGAAATAGTAGTTACTTCACCAATTGGTCCCCAAGCAAAAGGTCCTACGAATGCGCCAGTAGAAGTGGCCACTGAAGGAATAACTGTAGTCAGATCAATCTCTGATACGTTTACTCCTGGTGATAATTGAAATGCCATTGGATTTCTCCTTTTATTGTTGGGTCAATTTTCTTTTTATTGTCTATTTAGTTTTTTACAAACTTGATGATAAATAGCCAGCTGGAGGCTCCCACATGTCTCCATCTTCCACCTCTACTTCTCGGCGCAGTCCATCCTCAATAAAACCAAACGGAAGAACACTTTCCTCACCCAACAACTGCTGTTCTTCTAACAAAATCTTGCGGATATCAATTCGTGTTTCATCTTTGAAGAAAGTCTGTGCTGTCAGCCAAGCATAAAGCACCAGACCCATAACGATATCATCATTGTTGCCTTCTTCTGCCATGAAAGTATCTTTTTTACGCACAAAAGTGTTCAGTTCTGCAATAGTATCAAAGTCATTGACGATCAACTTATCACTTTCAATTAGAGTTTTTAGGTTAGCACAACCAATTTTCTTGACCGATTTGGTTGTTTTGATACCAAATCCAACAGAGCGTTTGAAGCCGGCAGAAATACTTTGACCTTTGATATGATGATGTTCCAGCTTGTAAACGTGTTCATATTCCAGATCATAATGTAGAATATCTACTACTTGCTGACCGACATTGTTAGTTTCAATCAACACATACGCTTCATTGTAACGGTTGACCAGTGAATAGATTATTGTAGGTAAAAAATATAATGGCAACTTATTGTTTCGGTATCTGGCTACTTGTCTGTATGGTGCTTCGGTAGCGTCAATCATATTGATGGTATGATAGTCTAGTCCAACACCTTCCGAGCAGTCTACAGTAGCAATATAGATACGTCCTGGGCGTGGATCTTCGTAGATAAAGAGATTTCCATCATCTTCAATTCGCATCGGATCACGAAATGCCATTGATCGTAATTTGGCACCAGAGATGAGTGTTGCTGAAGAACCAATGAATTCAGTCTCAAACTCTTGACGAAACTGTTCTTCAGAAGTGTTTCGTATTGTTTCTTCTTTCCACTTTTCATCACGACCTGGTACCATTGACCAGTGAACTTCAAGTGTCTTATAAAGAGAACGTCCCTCTAATGCATCCATCCACATTTTGTAGAATAGATTTAGACCGTTCGGTGTAGAAACAATAATTACTTTTGATGTCTTACCAGATGAGATAACAGGATACGTTGACGTAAAGAAATCAACTGCCATATTATGTGGCACGAATGCGAACTCATCAAGAAAGATTAGATTGTACGTACCACCTCGAACACCCGCTGCTGACGTAGCGTAAGCATAAATCTTTGAACCGTTTTCCAGTTCTAAAGAACGTTTGTTCCAGTTGACAATCCCTTGCTGCAACCAGTGTGGAAGATATTCGTATGCTTTCTGTATCTTAGCCAGAATGTCTTGTGCCAATTGAAGTTTGTTAGCCAAAATACCAATAACAAACTCTTCGTTGAACAAAGCAGACCATAACATGTAGCCGACAGTGGTAGTTGTTTTACCAACCTGTCGTGGCATTTTTGCGATACAGAATCTATTTTCATGAAACGTCTTGACCATTTCTTTTTGAAAGTCCCACATATCAAATGGGACAAGACCACGGTCAACGTTGACAATTTTTACGTAGTTGGCAATAAAATATACCGGATCTTCGGCACACTTTGCAAACTCTTTTACTTGTTCTTCTGTTAGGGATAATTCAACACCGACTTTCTTCAGTCGTGCATTACCAAGATACCCGTCATCCATAATTTATCGTGTGAAACTCTTTAGCATCCAGCCATGCTTTTGATGTGCGTCAAGAATGTCTTGTAAGAAGTTACCGACGGCAGGCTCATCTGCTGCATCTGCAAGTGCGATACCTGCACGTAGTTCCACGATGTACTTGTCGTTGTCTTGTGCAAGTTCTGACATCATGATAAGCGGTGAAGGTATAGCAACTAAGTCTTGCACTTTGGATAGTTCCATCATTCGTGCAAGTGTTGTTGGTGCATATGAACCCAATGCACGAATGTGTTCTGCGATTGGATCAGTTTGATCAAATACCGAATCATAGAAGTCACCTAAGAATCCATGATACTGAGCAAAGTCGGGTCCTTCCACATTCCAGTGAAAAGTATGTGCCTTGAAATACAAACCAAAGTTTGTACCAAGTATGATTTTCATTTGTTCTATTAGTTGTTCCATAGTTTTATTTATTTGCCTTTATCATCTTCAGTAATTCGGTTGTGGAGCCAACAAAGACTGCTTTATCTATGTTGACTCCTTTTGCGGATTCAGATTGGGGTGCAAGCTCTCTTTTCCTTTTCTGAAGTTCCAACAAATCTTTGTTCATCTCAGCCAGATTTTTCATCATTGTGGCTAAGACTTCGTATGCACGTGGTGATTCAGATTGATCAGCAACATATGCCAATTTTTCTAACGCATCGTTACCATTTGTAATCAGTGTACGCATATTGCTACGAGCAAATTCAGCATCAGCATCAACTTGATTAACAGAATCGTCAATCACAACAGGTAATGATTCTATCGGTTTTTCTTCAATGGGTTCAACGTCAAAGATTTCAGATAAATTTTGATTTAGTTTTTTCATGATAATGTATCAGGCCATTCTGTAATTGTTTCAATGTAACCAAAGTTAGCATTTGGTAATGAAGATGTTGGATCTGGTTCTGTAATCACAGCAGCAGCATTGACTGAATTGATGTCAAGTGTTGCTACGTTATATGACGCACCAGAATAATCACCCGTAAGTGTATAGTATCTTTCAATGTATTTGTTACCACCAGTAACAACAAGTGTGCCT